TTCTTTCGACATCGCCAACAACGAAAACAAAGACACCATCGGTATCGGAGTTTTCAAATTGCGTAAAAGCATTTATGCCACAGACTCAACCATGCTGGACTTCACACTTGATGAAGCTCATGTCGGAAGTTTGGACGCTTACAAACAAATCGCCAACATCAACGGTGGTAAGCCCAAGAGCTTCTACATCGAAACTGCTGATTCAAGCAGCACGTTGTTCTCGATATATGTCAACAAGCAGATTTCTGAAAAAACCGGAACATTCTTGACTGACACAACGAACCCAAGCATACCAAACACCAACATTAGTTTTCATCCCAAGTGTCAAGCATATGCCTGGGGAATTGGTACATATCAAGAAGAAACACCCGGAAGCGCCAAGAAGAGCATCGGTAGTATCGTTCAAAAGATAGAGCGTAACTTCGAGAAACTTCAAAACCTTGACGAGTTTGACATCGACATCACACTTGATGCTGGTCTCAGCACCATCCACACGTATGTTCAGTACAAACAAGAGCAGCTGAAAGCTGATATGGTTACAGCAGGAACAGCTTATGAAACTATTGATGACGCCACATTGAATGTGTCATATGATGATGAACTAGTTCTGGATGTTTCCGGACTAGATGGAAACACAATCGGCGTCAGCACCGGACAAGCAGCAGGCTGGAAGGACCATCAAGGTACCCCAACATGGACCGGTCAATCGAACATCGACAGTTGGAAAGCTGTTACAAACTCATTCATCCTTTTCGCGCAAAGTCGCAGAAAAGATCACATGACAATTGTTGATCCGTTGCGTTACATATTCGTACAGGGTAAAAACGGCATGACCATGAAGGACACATCCAAAAACTTCAGTCAGCACGTGTTCTACCCGCTCAAGCACTTGCTCAGCACCACCAACACCAACTATGCTGCGTGTTATGGTAACTGGCTCAAGCAGTATGATGCATTCACAGACAAAGACTTCTGGGCACCTAACAGTGGTGTGATCGCAGCATCCTACGCTCGGTCAGATCAACAGTACGCTCCATGGTTCGCGCCAGCCGGGTTCACTCGCGGTCTGATCACCAACGCACTTGACATGGCCATACGTCCAAATCAGAAACAACGTGATCAATTCTACAAGATCAGCTTGAATCCTCTAGCGTTCTTCCCTGGTGATGGTTTCGTGATTTTCGGTCAGAAGACATTGCAAGCCAAACCCAGTGCATTCGACAGAATCAACGTCCGCCGGATGTTCTTGTACTTGGAAAAGGCTGTGAGACAAACAGTCAAGTACTTGGTGTTTGAACCAAATGATTTTGGAACCAGAACAACAGTACTATCGTTGTTAACTCCTATCTTCCAACGGGTCAAATCGACTCGAGGGTTGTATGATTACTTGATAGTATGTGATGATCGTAACAACCCACCGGCTGTTATAGATGAGAACGAACTGGTGGTCGATATATACATTAAACCTGTAAGAGCTGCTGAGTTTATCTTGGTCAACTTCTACGCAACCAGAACAGATCAAAACTTCTCAGAATTGATCGGATAATAGATATACAGACTAAATACTTTTAGGAGAAACAATTATGGCAGACTTAGACAAATATAATATCGAAGCGTTTTACACAGCGTTAACACGACGTGAAGTTGCTCGTCAACATCAATTCAGAATCACACATATAAATCCCGGCTTTGACGGGGCTATTGACGGGATTGATGATTTCGAAACTAAACTTTATGTTGAGAGTACAACACTACCCGGGCGGTCAATAACCAACCAGGCACTCAACTATCATGGACTGGAGTTCAACTTACCTGGTAACGCCAAGTATGAGAGCAGCAGCGCATGGGAAGTTGTATTCAGAATGGATCAGAACTTGAACATCCGCCGGATTTTCGAAGATTGGTCATTCGCAGTGTTCAACGACCGGAAAGCTAGTGGATCGATCACACGTAGTAACGGAAGTTACTTGACAATGACACATTTCGACCAACAAGGGATGTTCACATCACAGTACACATTCTGGGGCATCTACCCACAGACTGTTGGTGCTTTGACATACAACATCGGTACTGATGGGGAAGTGGTCACCATGCCTGTGACATTCGCATTCCATTACTGGAACCGCAAGAATATCGACAACGATATTGACACAGAAAACGCTTCACAAACATCACAAGACTTCGAGAGTGATTCAGAAGCACCTATTGCATCATTCAATGCACCTGGTGGTAACTTGGCGTTTGATGCGGAATAAGATTTAATCAAACAAATCAATTTAAAAACCAGAGATTCGTCTCTGGTTTTTTTATGTTTTGAAACCGTACACGGTGAATAAATATATACATGCCAATGTATGTAAAGTTACCAAATCAGCCAAGATCTGGTGTAACTTCCTCGGAAAGACGATTTGATGAGTTTGAACGAGTGCTGTTGTACAACTGGAGCACCGCTTTAGCCAACCCTACATTATGGTACATAACATTCACCAACATACCTCCAATGCTCAGAAAAGCAATGGACAGTTCCAATCTAGTGAATCTTGAAGGTCCCAACCATTACGCACAATTGAGACAGAATCAAATAAACATAATGAATGTGTTTGACAAGTCAATGGGATGTATGGTTGTACATGGTGTCACGATACCATCTATATCTGTAGATGCTAAACGCGCCGACACGACCATGGGTGGTTACTATGGTGGTATGGTGGCCAACAGAATCGACGACTCCACCCCGCTCACTGTGGAATTCAGAGAAACTCAAAGCTCCATTGTGGATTTCATAGTGAGACCTTGGATCGAACTGGTGGCAAAAAACGGATTGATCGCCAGAAACCCAACAGACAAAAGAAATGTAAAATGTACCATAAGCATACATAAATTCGGTGTTGCTGGTGAAGGAACTGAACCGGTCCGACGCAAATCATGGAATTTTTTCAACGCATGCCCAGCTAGTATAGTAGGAACTCACCGACTGACACATGAAAACAGCTGGAGTGCATCTGACATGTTCATGCCAACCGAGTGGGTGTATTCACATTACACTGTTAGAGACGTGCCTCAACTCGACGGTATTAGCGATCAATACAACAAACACATAGCCGCTGGTCCAGTACCCAAAGGGCGCATGGCTGATTTTGCTGATCGTGTAGGGGATCAAGGCGGGCCTAGTAATTTTGTTCAATAAATTGATGTAGATTAAACAAACCGACCGGTTAAATATCATATATGGACTGGACTATTCCCATGATGATTCCTTCAACTTCAGGAATCATCCGTTTAAAACCATTTTTAAACAAGCACCATGAACATGTGATAAAATTCAGTTCAACTAATGACTACATTGGATTGGTACAATATTTTAAAGAGCTATTACAACAATTATGTGTTGAAAATATAAACATTTCAGATTTACCGGTGATCGATCAAGTAGTATTGTTGTTGAGACTCCGTACCGTGTGTATCGGTCCTAGCTGCACGTTGATAATACCTAAGGTTGACTCGGATGACAATGAAAAAAAATCTGACGAAAAAGACGAGACTGACCCAGACGACAGCCCGGATGGTAAATCATACAGTGTGTCTCTGGTGGATATTCAACGAGACATAATGACCAATTATATACAACCTATAACCATTGGTAACATGGATGACGTGTTGGTAACTGTGCATTACCCGACATGCTGGACAAAGCCCACCATAAAAAATTATCTATCAACTGTTATGATAGGTAACAACAACATCGATTTAAAAACATTGAATGATCAGCAAATTGACCAGTTGATTGACAATTTCCCGGTAGATATTTTAAACAAAATAAACAAATCAATCAAAAGACTTGATAACAACATTAACGAACGTATATACATTAAAACCGTTGATAGTGAACCAGATATATATTTAAATCATGAAATATATATTGACATATTGTCAGTACTGTATGGTGAACCTTTGGAGAATTTTTTAGAACAAATATACGTTTTTGTGAAATTCATCAACATGACAATGAATGATATAATGAATCTCTCTCCTGTAGACACGCAAATGTATTACGCATTGTTTGAAAAAGAAAACAAAACAAGAGAAGCTGCCAACAAACAACAAACAAACAGTTGATTATCATGTTAACAAATGTAATTATAATAGATGAGTAACAACGAGCAATTTCAACAAGTACTAAAAGATCTTCAACAGAAGAACAGCCAGCGGATGTTATCCATATGGTTACCGTCACTCAAAAAGGGTGTGAATTTCCGGCACTTGACTCTCAATCAACAAAAGGTACTGATCAAAAGTAGTGTTCGAGAGAATTTACTCAAACTAGATTTTAGTAGAAATATATACAGTATATTACAAGAGAACCTGGCCGAGCCAGATGTAAATCTAGACACACTAACTACATTGGACATGATGTGTATAGGTCTAGCGTATCGAGCCGCGGACATCAGCAACGAGTATGGTTTCTACATAGATGACAAGTTACATCCAGTGGATTTGAACAACATTCTCAAAAAAGCGCGGACAATAGATTACACCGACGCGATCAAACCTCACGTGATACAATCTGATGGTTATCATGTGACTGTGTCTGTACCGAGCATCATAGTGGATAAACAAATGAACGATTATTTATTTGAAAAATACTCAGACATACCGGATGATGCAGACGCGATCAAAGACATGCTAGCTGATGTGTACATATGCGAAGCGGCAAAATACATACAGAAGATGGATGTGATCGCTAAAGATGACGATGCTGAAAGCCCCCCGGTTGCTGTGGATTTTACTGGATTCACCCCAGCTCAGCGTATAAAATTGCTGGATCAAATACCTCTGACTGTGCTCAATCGATTGGTTGATGTGTCTGACAAAATACAAGACATAGAGTCTGAACTGTTGGATGTGGATTTAGATGGTGAGACTGCCACTATTGAAATAAACTCAGCCTTCTTCACATAATACCGTCATGGCATAAATAATAGTATATTTTATGCCGGAAGAAACACAAACATCTCCAGATTTCAATCTGTTACGCAAACCACTTTCTCGGTTCGCGGCTACTCTAGGTAAATACACCGGTCAGATGGTGAAGACTGCTAAAGGTCTCACCGGAATATCTAAAGTTGATAAAACTAAACTTGACGATACATCACAAGACACTAGACAACCAGATGTAGACTCTGATCAGTACCCTCGAGTGTCTAGAAAATCCGCGATAGACACGAATTTAACATCAATTGTTGGAACTCCACCGGACGGTTCTGAACAGCCATTAACACAAAACAAGCCCAAACCTACCATGGCTTCAAAAGCCGTAAACCGGGTGAAAGACACTTATAAAAACATAGTTTCCTCCCAGAAACCCAAGGGAGACACTCTTTTATCTAAAGTTATAAATCGTACTAGAGACTCAATAGACACATCAAAAGAACGTACGTCTACCAAACAAATTGATGCGGTTAAAGAATCATCAATACCGACATCAGAACCCAGCAGACTAGCCGGTGAACTAGGTGAATCTAAAATATCGAATTTAATAAATTTATTCAAAGACATACAAACCAAATCAACTGATACTAAATCAACTGATACCAATACCAAATCAACTGATACCAATACCAAATCAACTGATACTAAATCAACTGATACCAAATCAACTGATACCAAATCAACTGATACCAAATCAACTGATACCAAATCAACTGATGTACAAGATACTGGTATCCGACGATTGGATAAACCAACACAGGTTGAAGTTGTCAACAACGCTACATCTAGTGTCAACAACGCATCTGCAAGTGATTCACCAAACGATGTACAAGAAAAAGGGATACGACGACTAGACAAACCAAAAGAGGTTATCGTTGCCAATGTAGACGAACTAGCCAAAGCAATTGTTGAAAATTTAAAAGGTATCAAATCCGAAGGTGGAGGCTCCGGTTCAAGCGGTATGATGCCACAAGAAGACTCCGGTGGTGGTTTGCTTGATTTATTAGGAACCGCGTTGCAGTTAACCCCTAAAAAACTCAAAAACAAAGTCAAGAGCAAGGTCAAAGGAGGTGCGAAAAAACTAAAAGGAGCTGGAAAGAAAATCACCGGTAAGGTCAAAGGTTTGACCGGTGCGAAAAAACCATCAGCTAAACCAACCAAACCGAAAGCACCTAAAAAAGGCTTTTTCGGTAGCATATGGAGCGGAGCTAAAAAACTTGGTAGTAAAGCGGTAGGCGCAGCCAAAGCTGTTGGTTCCGGAGCCATGAAAATTGGTAGCAAAGCGGTAGGCGCAGCCAAAGCTGTCGGATCCGGAGCCATGAAACTAGGTAAATCCGCGATCTCCGGAGTCAAGAAAGTCGCTAGCAAATTGAACCCAATCAAAGCACTCACTGGCTTTTTGAAAGGTAACGCCGGTAAAATTTTAAAAGGAGTTGTTAAATTACCTATAATAGGACCAATATTAACAACATTATTTGCCGCTTCAGAAGTTAAAGATGTGTTGAAAAACCCAGAACTAACAGAAAAGGATAAAAAGAAGCAAGTTGGTAGAATAGTTACCAAAACTTTGGCCGGTACGCTAGCTGGTGCAGTAGCCGCTGGTTTAGCTCAATTCGCTAACATAGCCCCTGGACTAGGTTTATTGGTGGGACCGTTGGCGTACATGGGAGGAGACTTCATAGGCCGTACAGTGGCTGATTTTGTCATGAACCAAGTACCTGGTATAGACGAGAAGATGGGTGATATTTCAGCTAGTGTGTTTGGTCTAGATTACACGGAAGGGAGTAAAAAAGAACAACCAGCCCCAGCAAAAACTCCAACTCCTTCTGCGAAAACTCCCTCGAAAGATGAAAATTCCCCGGAAAATCTCGAAAAAGAAGTAAAACCAGTAGATCCTAGTAAAACTAAAGATTCAGGACCCACCGGAGCGCCAGGTCCCGGTGCTACAGCTGCCTTAGCTGGTGGCGCTGCCGGCGTCGCCGGAGCTGCCGCTGTATCGGCTAGCAAACCAACCAGGAAAACCAAGCCCGTGTCAACTACTTCTAGTAAAACAAGCAAAACCGTACCGGTACCTAAGAACAATGTGAAGATACCCACCGGTGCCGCGAATAAAACAAATATCGCCATAACTCAAGGCGCTCCCGGTACTATACCCAACACAATCAAGAAACTCCCAGCAGACCTGTCAAAAGAAACAGACACTGACTCCGCAGTGACTAAAACCTCTGATATTTCCACAGACACTAACTCCGCAGTGACTAAAACCTCTGATATTTCCACAGACACTGACTCCGCAGTGACTAAAACCTCTGATATTTCCACAGACACTAACTCCGCAGTGACTAAAACCTCTGATATTTCCACAGACACTGACTCCGCAGTGACTAAAACCTCTGATATTTCCACAACAAC